GCCGAAAAAAATCGTGCCGACGCTGGGAGGGGGGACCATCCATCACTCAGCGTAAGCGCCGGGGCAAAATCGAGCTTGCGACGGCGAAAAGCCTGCGCAGCATGCCGCGCGTCCACGCGGCGCATGACGCGCTGTCCGCGTCGTCGCTGGAGCTGGCGCGGGCCCTGGACGCTGGCGCGGGGCTTTCGACGGCCGCGATCGCGCGGGAGCTGCGGGCGACGCTGACGGTTCTGGCGGAAGGCGCTCATGACGACCGAGATGTCATCGCTGAGCTTGTCGCTGAACTGTCAGCCCCGGTGGGCGACTCCGCGGCGCCCGGAACGGCTGACTTACGGCCCGAGGGTCGCGCAGATCAGCGCGACGCTGGGAAAGCGGTTCATGCCGTGGCAGCGGTACACCGCGGACGTGGCGCTGGAAATCGACCCGGACACGGGCCTGCTGGTGTACCGGACGGTCGTGGTGACGGTGCCGCGGCAGTCGGGGAAGACGACGGAGGAACTGGCGGTCGCCGTGCACCGCGCGCTGAGTTTCGGCGGTGCGCAGCGGATCTCTTACACGGCGCAGACCCGGCTGAAGGCGCGGGAGAAGTGGGAAGACGACCACGTCAAGACGCTGGAGGCGTCGCCGCTGCGCAGCCTGTTCCGGGTGCGGAAAACCCTGGGCATGGAAGCGATCTTGTGGTCCAACGGGTCGCATCACGGGATTGAGGCGACGACGGAGAAGGCGGGTCACGGCGACACGCTGGACCTTGGTTTCATCGATGAGGCGTTCGCGCAGGTAGACGCGCGGACGGAGCAGGCGATGAAGCCGGCGATGATCACCCGGCCGCAGCCGCAGCTGTGGATCGTGTCCACCGCCGGGACGGCGGCCTCGGTGTACCTGCGGGAAAAGGTTGACCAGGGGCGCGTGCGGTGCGATCTGGGCCTCGCGGAGTCGATGGCATACTTCGAGTGGTCGGCACCGGATGAGGCAGACCCGGGTGATCCGGCGACATGGCGGCTGTGCATGCCCGCGCTGGGGCACACGGTGACGGAGTCGGCGGTGCGGGCCGATTTTGACACGATGCAGCTGCCGGAGTTCCGCCGGGCATACCTGAATCAGTGGCCGGACGCGGCGCCGCCGGGCTGGCATGTGATTTCCGAGCCGTCGTGGCGCGCCCTGGCCGATTACCGGAGCGAGCCGGCGCGGCCGGTGGCGTTCGCCGTGGCCGTGGAGGGCGACCGGGCGCATGCGGCGGTCGGCGTGGTGGGGCAGCGCGCGGACGGGCTGCGGCATGCCGAGGTGGCGGATTACCGCCCGGGCACGTCGTGGCTGCTGCCGCGGCTGCTGGAACTGCATGAGCGGTATTCCCCGTGCGCGGTGGTGGTTGATCCGACGGGACATGAGGCGAGTCTCATTCCTGCGCTGGAGCAGGCTGGGATCGAGGTGCTGAAGCCGGGTTCGCGGAATGTGGCGGCGGCGTTCGGCCAGTTTTTCGAGGCTGCGGTGGATGCGGGGAACTTGCGGCACCGCGGGCAGCCCGAATTGGATGCGGCGGTGGCATCGGCCGGGACGCGCGATGTCGGTGATGCGGGGCGGACGTGGGCGCGGAAGGGCGCGGCGGCGGACATTTCACCGCTGGTGGCGGTCACTTTGGCGTTGTGGGGGTTCGGTGAGCGCGGCCCGTCGGGCGACGTGGGCGTCTGGATGATCTAGGAGGCGGCATGCGCACGTCGATCGCCGCCTGCGTCCTGGGCGCGCTCTGCGCGCTCGCAGGCGGTTACCTGGTGGGCGTGTGGTGCCTGGGCGTGGTCCTGATCGCTGAGGGCGGCCTGCTGGCCGCGTGGGGCGTCCTGCGCGATGACGGCCGGGGCCCGGTGTCGCTGCCGCGGCCGGGTCAGGGCGCGACTTTGGCTGAGGTGCTGGAGAGGGCCCGGGCGTCGTGAGGCTGTGGGACCGGCTGATCAAGCGGGATTACTGGGAGGGCGTCGCGTCCGGCGCGGCGATCCTGACGACCACCTACGGCAGCCCGGACCGGGAGGCGGTGCTGCCGCAGTGGTCCGTGTGGGCGCAGTCGGCGCACGCCAGCTCGGCGGTGGTGTTCGCGGCGATGTACGTGCGGATGAACCTGCTGTCCGAGGCGACGTTCCAATGGCAGGCCAAAGACGATAAGCACCTATTTGGCAACACGGACCTGGCGAAGCTGGAGGAACCGTTCGGGCCGGATACGACGTCGCAGATGCTGCTGGCGCGGATGGAGCAGGATGTTTCCCTGGTGGGGAACGCCTATATCTGGGACGCGCCGGGGGAGGACCGGCTGGTACGGCTGCGGCCGGACTGGACGACGATCGTGTCTGAACTCGTCTCAGTCGCCGGCGGCGGCGGCCGGTACCGGCGCAAGATCGGTTACTGGTGGGAACCGCCGAAGCAGGTTCTCGATCAGGGCAGCGGGTTCTTCATCCCAGCAGATGAGGTGGCGCACTGGGCACCGTTGCCGGACCCTAATGCGGATTTCCGGGGCATGTCATGGCTGACGCCGGCGTACCGGGATGTGCAGGGCGACGACGGCATGGCCAAGTACAAGATCAAGTACCTGGACAACGCGGCGTCGCCGAACCTGCTGATCCGGTACACGCAGAAACTGGCCCCCGGCACTGTCGACGCGCTGCGGGAGCGGATGCAGGCCCGGTACGCGGGCGCGGGAAACGCGTTCAAAACGTTGGTTTTGGATCAAGGCGCCGATGCCACGGTCATAGGAAACTCCTTCTCGCAGATGGACTTCACGAACGTGCTGCAGGCGGGCACGGAGCGCATCTTGGCAGACAGCATGGTTCCCGGCGTCCTGGTTGGCCTGGAGGCGCTGCGCGGTGCGGGCCGTGGCTACGAAGAGTCGATGCAGAAGCTCGCGAATCTCTGGGGGCGCCCGCAGTGGCGCAGCGTATGCGGGGCGCTGTCGCCGATCGCGGGCGTCCCGGCTGGGAACCGCCTCTGGTTTGACACCTCCGATATCGCCGCACTGCAGGACGGCGAGATGGAGAAGGGGCAGACGGCCCTGGTGAAGTCGCAGGGGCTGCTGGCGCTGCGGCAGGCGGGGTATACGCGGGAGTCGTCGGTGCAGTTCATCAACTCCGGCGATGTGTCCGTGCTGCAGCCGGACCTGTCGGCGCCGGCTCCGGGGCAGCAGCCGGTGCAGCACATGCTCGGCCAGACCCCGCCGGGCGCCACGGCGGAGCCTTTGCCGTCGTCGCTGCCGCGGCTCGCCCTCCCCGCGTCGTCGCCGGGCGACGGCGGCAATCAGACGCGCCCGGGACCGGTAGCCTCCAGCGCGCGGCGCAACGGTCATGGGTGACTTTGCTTCGCTATGCTTCGCCCCGCTTCACTTGGCTAAGCGGCGCTGCGCTCTGCTGAGTTCGGCTGGGCCATGCTCAGCTATGCTGCGCTGAACTCAGCTCTACTCGGCTAAGCTGCGCTGACCTGCGCTAAGCTCGGCTACGGTCCCTCGACCTTGCCGGCGATGACTTTCCGGCGTGGCTTCTGCCCGAAGACGGCGTCTTCGAGGTCGGCGAGCCGTTCCTCGGCCGAGGTCATCCGGGAGTGCAAGTTGCGGATGACAACGCCGACCGCCTGGAACCGCTTACGTTCGTCGTCGGTGGCTGCAGTCATGTCGGCTTGGTCCACGACCGCAAGGGCTTTGCTGATCTGCCGGTCTGCCCGGCGGCGGTGGTCTTGGGCGATGCCGGCGAGTTCACCGGGGAGCGCTACCCGGTAGCCCTTGCCGCGGACGGCGACCAGTGCGCGGCCGTGGTCGGACAGCAGGAGCGGCCGGGCGGCGCTGACGGCCTGCCGGACCTGGGCGCGGCCGGAGTCGTCATCTTCGACAGTGATGGCCTGCGCGAGTTCGGTGAAGGTGAACACGTCGCCGTAGGCGGCCTTGGCGGCGAGTTCGGTGATGATGACGCGGAGGGCGCGAGAGCCTTTCGGCTCGAACGGGCTCATGACTTCGCTTCGCTTCGCTGGGCTGGGCTCCGCCGTGCTTGGCTCTGCTTGACTATGCTGCGCCGCGCGGGGCTGCGCATTGCTGCGCACTGCTCCGCTCTGCTCAGCTCTGCTGAGGCGTTCACAGTTTGGTCACCTTGGCGGTGAACCGGCC